TGAGATACTTACAGTCAGTCATAGCGACCAGCTTTCTAGCGATTTCGGTAGGTCTGTTAGAGATATTGTATCAACTAAAGCATTTCAAGATGTATTTACAGGTGTTTCTCTTAGGACAGACGTTAGAGCAGCAGGAAAATGGAAGACAAACAAAGGAGGCAGCTACTACGCAGCCGGAGTCAAGAGTCAAATCGCAGGAAGAGGAGCACATATAGCGATTCTTGATGATGTGATGTCTGAAGAAGACTCATATTCAGAAGCAGGAAGGCGATATGTAAAAGAATGGTACCCTGCAGGTTTAAGAACTCGTATTATGCCTAACGGAAGTATATTAATAATCAATACTAGGTACCATTATGATGATTTATGTGGATGGTTATTAAAACAAGAATCAGAATTTACCAATATACTACCTTGGGAAGTAATAAGAATACCAGCATGGCTAGATGAAGCTAGTGCTGAGCTATTAAAGTTACCTGTGGGTAGTAGTTATTTTCCAGAATGGAAGACAGATGAATCATTAAAGATTGATGAACAAGAAATAAGAGCATCTAATGGTTCACGATATTGGAATGCATTATATATGCAAGACCCTACACCTGATGAGGGTGGCCTTATAAAAAAGAAATGGTTACAATGGTGGGATTATGATGAACCACCTGCATGTGATTTTATTATTCAAACATATGATACTGCCTTTTCTACAAAAACAACAGCAGACTATAGTGTAATACAAACCTGGGGTATCTTCAATAGATTTTCAGAAGGCGAAAATGGTTATGAAGAGTTTGTACCTAATTTAATTTTATTAGGCAATATGCGAGGCCGATTTGAGTATCCAGAGTTACGCAGAATTGCTCAAATGCTTTATGATGAATTTCATCCTGATGTATGTATTATAGAAAAGAAAGCATCTGGACAATCTTTATTGCAAGATATGCGTAGAGCTGGCTTACCAGTACAAGATTATATTCCAGACAAAGATAAAGTATCCAGAGTGTATGCAGCATCACCAATGATTGAAGCAGGCAGAGTATGGTTGCCTCAAAATAAAAAATGGTCTGATGATTTATACACAGAGATTTTACAGTTTCCAAACTCGGCTCATGATGACCAAGTTGATGCTATGACAATGGCCATACATTACATGAAAGAATCCTGGAGATTAACACATCCTGATGACCCTTACATGGATGAAGAAATAAATAATAAAAAAAGGGTTGCATATTGGCGAGTTTAATGCTATAATATATATATGAATAAAATTAATGAATTATATACACAATTAGCTACAGATATACCACAGTCTGATAGACCTGTAGCTATGCCTAAAGATAATTTTGTATTAGATGAATTAGATGAAACACAACAAAAAGAATTAGGTGATTATATTCAACAAGCATATAGTATGTATGAAGGATTGCCACCAGCACAAAAGTTTGTTGCTGAAGTTGCACCTGGAACTGGTGAAGCTATATCAGCAGTAGAAGCTAAGAAAATGTTTAAAGAAACTAAAGATGCAGTAGAAGAAGGTAAGTTTGGTGAAGCAGCATTAAAAGGTGGGCTAACTATTCTTGCAGGATTAGGAACAATACCTGTAGCTGGTAAAGGTATACAAGTTGTTAAAGCTGCAGCTAAAAGATTACCAGAATTATTATCATCAAAAAATTTAACTAAAATTTTAAAAGAAAATAAAAAACCTGTAACAGATTTTAATAAAGAAAAATTAACAGATGAGATAGAAGAATCAAAAGAGTATTTAGATTTAAATTTAGTTCCTAAAGGACAAGAACCAAAAAATATTATTAAAGGATATAAATTATTTAGAGAAAAAGATAATGAATTATTTCCATTATTTGTAGATACTAAAAATCCTATTCCTAAAAATCAATGGATGAAAGCAGATAAAGGATATTATTTTTTAGATACAAAAAATATTAAAAGACAACCAGCATTAACTGGAGATTATCAACCTATTAAATCTCAAGCTGATGTAGATGTATTATTATCAAAAGGTATTAAACCTACAACTACAAAGAAAGCATTAGAAAAATCTCCCTTTGGTACTGCATTAGCTGTAAAGTATAGACCAGGTTTTCATGGAGATACTTTTCCATCTGCAAAACATTTAGCACAAGGTGGAATAGGAAAAGGCAAAGATAGAGTTTGGGCTGAAGTAGAATTCGGTAATGATAAAGATTATACAAACATTGTAAAACAAAAAGGAACTAATCCGGAGACAGGAAAGTTTTCAGCCAAGAATGCTGATTTAGATTATGTTCCAGAAGGTGGAAGTTATAGATATAAAACAAATCCTAATATGGAGGGTTCATGGTTAATTGGTGGAGAGATGAAAATTAATCGTGTATTAAGTAAAGATGAAGTTACAAAAATAAATAAAAAGAGGAACTAAATAATGGCAGTAGAAAAAAATCCATTCGAACAAAAAGAAGAATCAACTAATGTAGTAAATATAAATGCTACAGTGCCAGAAGATGAGAATGTATCTTTTGAAGTTGCAGATGATGGTGGGGTTGTAGTAAACTTTGGTGAAGAAGGAATAGAAGAAGAAGTAACAGCAAAAGAATATTATACTAATCTTGCAGAAGATATGGAAGAAGGTTTATTAAATAATATTGCTAATACAGTTATTGACAATTTTCAAGCAGATAAAGATTCTAGAGGTGAATGGGATTCAATGTTTGAAAGAGGTTTTGATTTACTAGGATTAAAACTAGAAGATACAACAGAACCTTTTGAAGGTGCATGTACTGCAGTGCATCCTTTATTAATAGAGTCTGCTGTTAAGTTTCAAGCAAAAGCCTCACAAGAATTATTTCCATCTGGTGGGCCTGTAAAAGCACAGATATTAGGTAATCAATCTGTAGATAAACAAGAACAGGCAAATAGAGTTCAAAACTTTATGAACTACCAGTTGACTGAACAAATGCCAGAATACTTTGATGAGTTTGAAAGAATGTTATTTCATCTACCTCTCATAGGTTCTGCTATTAAAAAAGTATACTATGATGCTGGATTAGAAAGACCTGTATCAGAATTTGTACCTATTGACCAATTTTATGTATCATACTATGCTTCTAATTTAAGAAAAGCAGATAGATATACACATGTTATTTATCGTAATCCTGTAGATATGCAAAGAGATATAGAGTCTGGAAACTATAGAGATGTAAGTTTACCAGAAGCATCTAATCCTATGCAAAGTAATCTATCAGAAAAATTAAATACTATTATGGGTATTTCACCAACAGCAGATAGTGACCCACAATATGTATTACTAGAACAACACGTACATCTTGACATTCCTGACCCTGAATGTGAAGAAGGTGAGTTTGCTCCTTATATTATTACAGTAGAAGAGGAGTCTCGTCAGGTACTAAGTATTCGTAGAAACTATAGAGCTAAAGATGCAAATAAAGAAAAAAGGATGCATTTTGTCCATTACAAATTTGTACCTGGCTTTAGTTTTTATGGGTTAGGTCTTATCCACTTCTTAGGTAATTTAACATTAACAGCTACAGCAGCAATGAGAAGTCTTGTTGATGCTGGACAGTTTGCTAATTTACCAGGAGGGTTTAAGGCAAAAGGAGTAAGAATGGTGGGTGATAACGAACCTATTGCTCCTGGTGAGTTCAAGGAGGTCGAAGCAACTGGTATAGACTTACAAAAGGCTATAGTTCCTCTCCCATATAAAGAGCCTTCCTCAGTGCTATACAATATGCTTGGATTTGTAACTGCTGCAGGTCAGAAGTTTGCAGACAGCACAGAACAAATAGTTTCTGATGCTGCCTCCTATGGACCAGTTGGAACTACTATGGCTTTAATAGAAGCCTCTAGTAAATTCTTTTCTGGCATTCACAAAAGATTACATAAATCACAAAGAGATGAATTTAAAATTATTGCAGAAATAGATTATGATTTTCTACCTGCAGAATATCCTTATGATGTTCCTAATGCAAGTAGAGAAATATTTAAAAAAGATTTTGATGGTGTTGTAGATGTAATACCTGTTAGTGACCCTAACATACCTTCTAATGCACATAGAATGATGTTAGCTAATATGGCATTACAAATGGCACAACAATCACCACCAGGTATGTTTAATCTTGAAGCATTAAATAGAACAATATTAAATGCTGCTAACATGCCTAATATAGAAGAGATATTACCAATGGCACCAAAGCCACAACCTTTAGACCCAGTATCTGATATAGCTGCTGCAACTAAAGGTATACCTATCTCAGCTTTTCCAGGTCAAAATCATGATGCACACATTCAAGTAAAGATGGCTTATTTATCAGACCCAATGAATGGTGCTAGTCCTGTTATGGCTAGATTAAAACCTGTATTAGAAGCAAACATACAAGAACATTCTATAATGAAATATCAAGAACAAATGAGTGGTACAGCTAAAGTTATGATGGAACAAATGCCTCAACAACCTCAACAGCCTACAGAAATAGAAGCTGTTATGGCTGCTGCAGCTCAAGATGTTCTTAATGCTAATATAGCAATGGGTAAACAAATGACACCTGAACAACAGTTAGTAGCATTAGAACAATCTAAAGTAGAACTTGAAAAAGAAAAAATTAAATTAGATGCTGCAAAAGAAAATGCTAAGATAGCAATAGAGGCACAAGAATTAGATATTAAACGTCAAGGACAAATGATAGATGCTCAACACAAAGGTATTACAACTTCATTTAAAGCACAAAAATCTGTAGATGATAGAACAAGTAGAGAAGCATTAAAGAAGTTAGATATGATGACTAAGTTATCTATTGAAGAAGAAAAAATACAATTAGAACAACAAAAGATGCTTTTTGATTCTGCAAAGAAACAAGTAGATACAGAACAAAAAGAAGATTCAGAAGCATTAAAGTTTTTAAAAGATATAGATAAATAATTTTCTAGGGTTTATTAACTTCTACTGACTGACCTAGCAGACTCGCCAAGACAGTAGATTATTTAAGGAGAAGAAAATGGCAAACACAACTTTTAATGGACCAGTTAGGTCTACCAAAGGTTTTCAAATAGCAACTAGAGATGCTGATTCAGATGTTGAAACAACAAGAATGAGTTCAGGTATGCCTGACTTAACTGGTTTAACACTTACTGACACAGGCACTGCTACAAACATTACTTTAGTTGATAACTCATTAAACGTAGTTGATTACACTGGTGCAGCAGCTTGTGCAGCAGCTTTACCTGCAGCAACACAAGGTTCTGTATGTATTTATGTTCAAGCAAAAGATACAACTGGTGGAACAAATACTTTAACATTTAATGCAGCAGGTGATGATGTTTGGGCAACTGGTTCAGTT